TACTACCTTGCTCATCTCTTCGCGGCTAGGTCTTTTTCCCTTAGGAGCATAACCTGCATTTGCAAGTGCTCTGCCGATTGCCGAAGTCTCACAATTCTCCAGTGCTGAAGTCTGATTGACGCCTCGACTAGAAACTGTCTCTTCAGCGTACCCTGTCGCCCAAGCAACGCCATCGCTAGCATCTTTGTATAAGTACGCTTTAACAATGTATCGAGAAGCCTCGACCACTTCCAACTCAGTTGCAATGCGAAACGAAGGATGATCCTTAATAAACTTTTCAAGTCGAACCTCCACTGGTTCATAGTCGGCTAAATTAAACATTTCGCTCCTTCATTGCAAATAGAATGTCTGACAGTTTTTTCATAATCTGCTCATTCTGCCAAAACAAAGCTACATGCATTTCACCTGTTTCATAGGCATCCGCTTTAATTTTTTGCATTTCAGCCCATATTGGTCTATTAAGATCAGGCATAGAGTTCATTCTCCTCTGTGGCTAGTTGTCCAGCCAGTGCGCCATAGCTGCATAGATCAATCCAGTTGTCTATGTGCTGTGCTGATTGATTAGTCCTAGCTAGTTTAACCAACACCATGATGCCTGCTACCTGATAATCATGAATCGGCATCTCTAGGTATGCACTCAGCAACATGGCTGTGTGCTCTAGGTTGTCGGCAGGATGCCCATACTGAAGCCCACGATCTCTAATTGTGTCGGTGGCTGTTAGTAAGATTTCATTGGCTCTCATTTATCGGCCAAGCTGCGCCCTAGATTGCGAGCCTTATGCCAGCCTTCTCTGCGACCATCCTTAAAACCTTGTGAATACCATAAGACATTGGAAATCAAAAGCAATCCAATCATCCCTATAATTACTACTGAGTTGATCATGCTGCTACCTCGCATTGGCAAAATAGATTTTCTGCCTCAAAGTGCATGCAATCCCAACCATTTAGAAGTGCTGTGCAAGGGTTTGCATAGTGGTATGTAACTGCTGAGCTGTGAGTTGCTTTATCACAAGTATTGCAGAACTGTAGTTTTACATCTGTTGCGTTCATTTTTGTACCTATCTGTAGCAATGCCCTTGACTGCTTACAGACTTAGAGTCTCATGCCTATCTGACAATGTCTAACACATTTAGGTAACGAAATGATAACGATTATCTAGGTCTGCCGTAGGACTTTCCAGACACAATGAATGTGCCGTCCTTCTCAATGTTGATTAGATCTACCTGCACCTTAGATCCATGCACATACATTATGGCGAACGCTTGCTGCCAATTAGCCACTCCCTTTGTGTAAGCAGCCTGCTTGAAGTCCATAAGATTTCCTACCTCGACACCATGCAAAACACGCCCTATACGGCCTCCAGAGGCCTCTGAGAAGGCCGAACGCCCTGCCCTGTGTGTATGTCCTGAGATAACATTCTTACCATGCCTACGGGCCGCTTCTAGGGCTGATAAGCCCCCCTGTGGTTTGATAGGCGTGTGATCTCCATGCACTGCAATCCAGTTAGGAGCAATAGCCATAGGATTCTTGTGAAAAGTGATGCCTAGTTCATCAAACTTCATAAACTTCTCAAAACGAAGCTCTGGCAATGCACCAAAGGCAGGCACTTTAGCCATGATGATGTTATATAGGCGATCTGTGTGGTTACTGCGGATGCAATCTGTAACGCCTAAATCCCAAAGAAGCTGCACAGCCTCGTTACGATCATCATCTAGGGTCTGGGCATAACTGCCCATGCGACCTTCTTCCCACTTGCTTATCTGTGGTAGGTCAATCTCATCGCCTATTGTGACAACTTGATCTGGCTTAAACTTTGTGATGAAGCTAGCAAGGTTCTTAGTTGCAACCCTGTCATGGTAAGGGACTTGTAAGTCCGAGACTACGACTATTCGCTTAATCGTCATCCTCATCTTCATAGTCGCCAAACTTCTCTACTTCAACCGGCTCAGGTAAAATCCAGCGAGGATAAGCCATTGGCTCAACAATCACGGCTAGGGCTAAATCGACAGGAAAGCCTGCTCTGCGTAGAGCGCGATACATCTCCTGCAAGCTGATAGCCCATACATCTAACGCGCTATAGGTGTCAAGATCTATAACCCTTTTTTTTGCCATGACAAAATTATCGCTCTAGAAGTATGTTATAGATCTCATCGACACGCTGATTGAGTCGCTTAATCTCTGAGAGCAGATGAGTAATGACATAACCTGCTAGGCCACCAATGACCAGCAAGGTGCTTATGTAAAGGCTGAAGAAGTCTTGCTGGCTCACTTTTTAGGACTCGCATACCCGAACACTCCTGCAACGATCGCGCCTAGAATGTGGCGATAGTCTAGAGAGAAGTTAGATGTCGTTCCCCATACTGCAAGGAAGGCTCCGACTGCGATAACTACTGGGTGCTTCATGTTCATTATTCTCCGCCTAACATAGATATTTGAAAAAAAGCCCCATCATTATCAGCTTCTTTCTTAAAGCTAACATGCATGTGCTTAGTGTGTTTGTTAGCCCCTGTGTACTTGCGCCATTTCCAGTTAAGGATCTTGGAGCAGATGAACCCATCGAAAATGATGTAACTAATACGCGTGTCTGCTTTTGACTTGGATAAGGCACGAAGCTGATCTGCAAGATCGCCCATGATGTCTGGCTTTGATCCCTTAAATAAGTCACGATCGATGTCGATGGCACGAACCCAGCCTTGCTCATCTGGATTATGATCAGACTTGCGAGCAGCGTGTCGGGTATCACCGATCCAACCATCCGATGCGCTATCACGATCTGGGAACGAATCATCTATCTGTTCCCTTAATTGAACCGCTGCCTTTGATAAGCGTGGCTTCATTATCCTAGAAGCAACTTCGCTTCATCCTCAGTAATGCCTAACTTAGCCAATAATGCGGCTTTGGCTTCGGCTTGTGCTTGAGCTTCATTTTTCTCGGCTTGTTCTTGCTCTGCGATTTTGTCAAATGCCGCTGCTTCGGCAGCTGTTGCATCGCGTACTACATCATCAATTTGCACTTTGTAAGTCATTATTTGTTCCATCCATAAACTCTAATATTGCCGCCGGTCATTGAGTTGCCAGTAATTGTAAAATCTGTATAACTGGTAGTAGTGTTTAGAAACCCTTGATTAGATCCACTTGCATCTGGAGCTATGTAACTTGAAGAAAAATTAGTGTAATCTGCCAAGAAAGGATTATAAACATTTGCATACAAATTGACTGCATTTGCTCCTGATGCGCCAATAAATCGCCAACTAGACTGATTTGCCCCGCCGACAGATTTTGGAGTGTTGTCATAAGTTGAGTGTAATAAAGCATAGTAATAACCGCTTGTCGCTGCTCCCAATGTCATTTTCATGTCTGTTATTGATGCAGAGGAACTACCTGTGACAATAATAGTGTAAGCGTCATAAGTCGTAGAAAAAGCATTTGTGACAGTTATCGAACTTACTGACGAACCGATTGCTTGAGTCTTTACTAATGTAACGCCCGATCCACCACCCGTAGGAGTTGTCCATTTTAATCCTGTGGCTTCGGTTGAATCAGCTGTTAAAATCTGACCATTTGTGCCGACTGTTAAAGTTGCAGGAGTGCCAGCAGAAAATGCCGAAATTAAAGCACCCTTGGCTGTAAGTTGTGTATTCTGAATTGCATTAGCATCATCTTGAGCAACCCATGCAAAGTCCATATCTGTATTTGTTGCCTTAGCAAGGACTTGACCAGTAGTGCCACCCTTAAGATCGACAAGCGATGAGTCAATGGCATTGACAGCTGTGCGAATAGCCAATGCGCCATTCTTTACAAGGTCGGTGTTATCTGGCTCTGGCCAGTTAAAATTCGGTGAGGTTGCCATATTAGTTTAATGCTCCTGTCGCGTTGTTCCAGATAAGTGTACCATTTACGCCTGTCCAAGCTAATGAACTAGGAATTACTGTGTCCCATTGAGTTGTTGATAAAGAGAACTCTGTTGCTGAAATGTAGAGTGTAATCTCTGTAAAACTAGGGGTGGCTCGAAGTGCAACATTTTCCACAAAGCCATCAAAAGTACCACCAAGGACATTGCTAGGCAGATTGTTAATCAGCATCGGCTGACCAAAAAAGACTCCGATTAAAGAGTTACGCATTGCATCTGGCATGTCTGGATTATCTAAACGAAAAGTAATAGCACCTAGCGAAGCCTTAGGCACACGCCTCAAATTAAGCTCTCTTTTGGCAATATCCGTAATGTCCACAAGATTCTTGATGTTAGAGTCGAATGAACGCTCAAAGAGCCCATAAGAGGCTATAGAGTCTGGATCTGCGATGCTGTAGCTTGAAGCGTAGCCTGTGGCGTAACGATAAATAAGGCTGTTACGGATGCGAGCAACCTGAGTTGTTGAGGTGATAGAGCTTGGTGTTGCATATGCGCCATCGAGGAAAGTATAGCCATTCGCTGAGAGCAGGTTAGATCTGTGGTCTGCATCTGCATAAGAAACATCCCCATCCTTTTCTTCATAAATCTGCCCAAGTGCGCTATTGGCAATCTGATCGACAAGGCTTTGAGATTTAGCAGAGGCACTAGCTGCAAGGGCGATCATGGTATAGAAGCCTGAGTCCACTTCACCGATGTAAGTCTCGGCTTCATTCCATGTCGTAGTTGCTGGATAAGTTGCCCACGTAACAGTAGGTGTGACTTCTGCCCAAGATAGGTTTAAAGCACCGCCTAAGATTGCAGCAATCTGTGCGCCATCCAAGCCTTCTGCTAGAGCTGTGTTATAGACAGCCTTTGTAAGTTTAGCCAATGAGCCAATGCCTAGAATTTTGCCTGTGGTTATGTAGCCAGTTTCTTCTGGACTACGCACTCCGACATTGAAATCTGAAACTTCTCCACCGAATACAGTCACATAAGTGCCAGTCGAGTTCTTAAGTTCTAAAGTAATTGGTTCTGTAACATTGATGGTAAATGGCGAATTGTCTGTGTTGATGATCTCTACTTGGCAGTAACCTGCCGTGGCTTGTCGATCAATGTCTAAACGACCAGAGGCAAAGGACACAGAGGTGACAGTCGTATAGACATCATCACCTACTGTAATTCTCCACTCTGGAAGCCATGTCATACTGCTAAGTAACCTCTAAGAGTTCCACGCTGTGCTGCATTAACAAGGACTTGGTCAATAGCCTCAGCAATAGCGTTAGGGTCTCCAACGCCAGTATTTACAATGATGGTGTTGCCTGATCCATATCCTGCACCTGAGTTCATGTTAGGGCTGTAGCCGCCTAGATCGCCTACAGACTTTTGATAATCAATCAATGATAGGAAGTCTGCATAGTTCTGCATGTCTAGCAAGTCTGCAAAAGCATTAGCTCGTGCGTTTGCTGCGTCTGCGTATTCGAGCAAAGACTCCGTGGATGCTGCTAAAGCATCTGGCATAGACACAGGAGCAATGTAATCTCCGACTGGTATTCCAGAACCTAGAGAACTGCTCGCTGGAATTGCTGCTTTACTTTGTCCAGTAGCGGCTGCCAGCAAAGCCAGCATCTCTCGTATCTTAGCCAAAGCATCATCTAGATTCTTTTGACTAATTAGATCAACAGGCTTTAAGGAGTCAAGAATAGACTTGATGTCTGACAGTTTTACGCTTTGACCAGTAAGAGCAGACAGTGATTTAAGGTCTGCATTGAGTTTGTTAGTTGCAGCAATAATGGCTGCTTCATCCTTAGAGGCAATGGCATCTTCTAGGTCAAGAATAGAACGCTTGACATTTAGGCGAGCCACATCATTGGCTACCTGTAATCGCTGTGCGCTAGAAGTGGCTTTGCCCAACGCTTCTGCCTGAGATGTAAGAGCTGCTGCAATCTGGATCTTGTCCATGTCAAAGACTTCTTCACCCTTATTGAGAGCGAGGTTAGCCTTGTCAATTACACCTTGTAGCTTCTTGGCTGTGTTCTGTTTATTGAGAAGAGCCAGTCTTTCTTTCTCGCGCTTAATTGCATCTTTTTCAAGTTTAGCCATCAACTCTTCTTGTTTTTTCTGAGTCAGCGTGAGCTTGACTTCTTCCTTCTTTTGAGGAATTACGACATTTCTGCCGATCTGTGCTCCAGCAAAACCAGAGAAAATGTTTCTTGGTAGGTTTTTAAGATTCTGAATTAAAGTCGGGATAACTCCAACAGTTCTGCCTGCTTGACGTGAGACATTAGCAAGTGCAGTTGCGATACTCTCGATCACGTAGGCTGCATCGGATGCGTCAGTACCGCCACCTACTAAGGCAAAGGCATCAACTAAACCGCCACCGATAATTTCTGCGGCATTAGATGTCGCAACGCTTAAAACATCAAACTTGTAAGCAGTAGTGTCTAAATAATCTTCAGCCGCTCCTGCTGAACGCTTTAGAATAACTCCAAGAATCTCATTGAATGACTTAGATGTAAGCTCTGCTCTAGTAAGCCCAGTATTGTATTTGATAAGTCCTCGGGTAATACCCACATAACCTTTACCAAGATCCTCAGTAACAGTGGCTAGATCTACCCCTGATGCGCGACTAATCGTAATTGCATCATTAAGAAGTTTCTGAGATTGAATCAACGATCCAGTCGTAGTTAATAGACCTTGAAACGCTGGACGAAGAACATCGTCTGCAACAGCTGCCGACTTTTCTAGATTAGCAATGTAGTCTGCAATTTGAGGATTAGCAAAGCCAATGCCCAAGTTTTCTACAGCTGTTGTCAATCGTCTGGCTGCTGCTTCATCTGCTGCAAAGGCTTTGACGGAAGCCTTGCCATAAGCGATAATTGCAGAAGTACCATAGGCAAGACCTACTGCACCTGCTAACTTTTTAACATTGCTAGTTAGTTTCTGAGTTGCTGTGTCCGCTTGCTTAAATGCCTTTTTGCCAGTGAACTCCGCGGCTATGTCAATCTTTACATCGGCTGCCATTATCGACCCCCTACTGACAATCCGCTGCCACTACCTTTAGCGACAACTTTTTCAAAATTAGTTTTAGAGTTTTCTATTGCTTTAATTACTGCTGCTGTGGTTCTGCCTTGATCTTCTGCAAAAGCCCTGAAGATTGCTCGACCCTTCATCTTTTGGCTTGAACGACCGACTGCTCCTTCTTTACGAACATAGGCGTTAGTGATCTGACCACCCAGTGCGTCAATAAATTGTTGTCCTGCATAAGGGTTATTGCTTTTGCCGTAGCCTTTACCAGTGCTAGTCATGTAGCGTTCTTCGCCTACACCTGTATCAAGTCTGCGTGTAGGAATTACTACTTCACGCATCTTGGCTTGTGGTCTGCCTTGTGGATTCTTACGACCAGCAGTTTCATAAATTGCACCTGAAACAGAAGCGTTTTGGATTCTTACTAATGATCTAAAACCAGAACGATTCGGCTTAGAAGGAGTTGTCTTATAGCCAATGCCACGCTTTGCATCAGCTGATGACCAAACTCTATTAGACCAAGAACCCTTTTGATTACTATTAGCCCAACCGCTTAGTGGAGCGGTTGAAGGAATGAATCCTCTGGCTTTAGCAGTTATTGGCTTTAGGATTTTACCTAACTCTTTTTGAGTTTCTTTTGCTAAATCTGGAGTGAACTCTCGAAGAGCCTTACGGAGTTCAACGCCGCCCTTTACGCTTGCTGGCATCGTTGGTCTCCTTTGCTTCATCTTTGAGACCTTGAACTAGAGCATCTAGCATGGTCTTATCTAAATCTAATAAGTGCTGTGGCGCGATTCCCAACCTAATGCTTAGCCTAGCAATTAGATAGGTGAATGGAAGATCGCGCTTTAAGCTAAAGGGTCTGAGTCAAGCACCTCAACACTTTTAAGTGTCTCAATGAACTC